CCCATATCCAAGGGTTTTGAGGAACTCATACTCATCAGTCAAGCGCTTCAACCCAACACGTGTGTCAAACCCAGCTATGTCAGTGGATTCAGAAACTTCAACATATCGTCTGCGCAGGATTTCACCTAAATCGTGAAGTCCCACGCCTCCTACCCCAAAGTGATTGTTCTGGGGTTTCGTTAAAGTTTCCAAATGACCGAACACTTCTAGTTCAAGCACACGCATTGCTATAGGCAAAAAAGCTACCATACGGGACCCTTTCGGACCACCAGGGCTACTCTTCTTTTCTCTTTTGCCCATGGTAGCAAAAATGCCATTGATGGGTTTACCTGATAGTAAAGCAGCGCGGACCTGATTCACTTTTTCTCGCCAGTGTGGATCATTTAAAAAAGCGCGAATGTCTTCATACTTGAAATCAACATAATGTGCTGCTCCCTGTTTATTCAATTGGGATAGTAGTTCTTCTTCAGTGAACTCCCTAGCAACAAATCCTTTTGATTTAAAGTATTTAGCCATTCCCTGATAAATGAGTGATATACGATGATCATGAGGTGTGTTTTCCTCGGGAGCGGTGTCCACTTTGGCAAGGAAAGTGCGGGTGAAACCTTCAGCAGTAGTGTCAGTAGACATCCACGAATCCAATCCAATTAAATTGTTATTCAACTGTTTAGTCAATTCGTGGGCTATTACCGGCACATTTGTGCCTTTGGAACCACCAACACCACAAGGATACACACCTTTACTCTCCCATTGGGCAAAACTGCGACTGGGCTCATTTAATGTAGGGCCCAATTCACCAATAGATTCACTCATATCAAGAGGTTGTAACAGGGGGTAGCGCGTTGCTTTTATCTCGGGGCGCTCGAAACTAACTCGTTCGAGATAATCTCTAGCACTCTCCACACGGCGAGTCGCTGCTCGAAGAAATACATGATGAAGTTGATTTCTCACGTCACGGGACAAATTGGTCGCCCGGGTGGATACAAAGTACATTTCCAAGCTACTATTGCGGGTGTGTGAACAACGATATAGTGATCCTTTTCCTGTTCGTTTCTGAATTTCACTCAGGAAATCTAATGTCTTAGGATGACATGGATTTAATATCTTGAGGATGAAATCCTGTGAAGGATCAACTATCTGATGCTCAACACTACGCTGCAGCAGTATATAAGCTCTCTCCGCTTCAATCTCTGGATTAGAGTGACTCTCTCCTCCGTCAAACAGGATGGTATCAGCTCGTATGTAAGGTAAGGTGCGGGTGTCATGATAAGCTATAAGGACCTTGTGGCGACCAGGGAAGGGTTTTGAAGTGAATGCTTCATGACCCAATCGTCCGGGCGCAGGACCTAAGGTGTAACTCATGATTTGTGTTATAGACGGTATGGAAGCAATCGCTTGCTCCCATCCACCCCTACCACAACATAGAGACAAGACACGGCCGCTAAGGTGAAGACGAGTTGCTAGAAGGATGTCCATCATCTTGTCATAACCACGGCTGGCTTTTCGTTGACTTCGTTTGGTCGCGATAACGCCAAACATTTTATAGGAGTCAAAGTCGCTCTTGCTCAAGTGATTGAGAGCCTTCTTATATTGCAAAGAGAACTCCCACAAGGGTAATACTTTGACCCAGGATGTTAATGCGGTCAGCATATCACCAATGAACCTGCTAGCATTACTGCCAGTGGTGGGAATGGGAAATGCGGGCCTAAAAATACAAATAGGTAATATGAAACCTATAAAAATTAAAATTAATATACCAAACATGACTATCTAAAATCAATCAAGTCTCTCACAGTAAGTGTAAAAGTATGATATTAACG